CCTGGAGTATCAGAAAACTATGTAATAAATTTAATTAATGAAGCATTAATTGATATGGGTAGATATCCAAATCAAATAGAGAATGCTAAAACAGATTTAAAACATAATCAATTATGGTATGCTTTAGATGACGGTGAAGACATAACAGTTAACAAAGTTTTTAGATGCACTATCTTAAATTCAAGTGGAGAGTATATAGATATACCAAGGTTAAGCCAAGGTAGAATAAAACAATTTTACAATGAAAGCAGTACGTCTTCTAATACTGCTTGGACGGAGATATAATGGCAGCTGTAAGTAGTTCATACAAAGACCCTAATAATAGTTTTGTTTGGTGGATAGAAGGCGACAGAATAGCTATAGCTACATCCGAAGGAAATGGAAGCACTAGTGAAACTAATCAAGGTAAATTTAAACCTGTACAAATAGGCTCTGGTAACACTATTACTGCGGGATTAGTAATATCTTACTATGCAGAGCCAGCTAAAGTAACATCTATACAAGGAACAGGAAGTACTATAGATATAGACAATTCTTTACAACCAGGTTTAATTGATTATGTAAAAGCAAAAGCTTTAATGGATGCAGCGGCTTCTGCAACAGAACCTACTTTAGCACAAATTAAAATGGCTTCTGCACAACAATGCATGGCTAACTATAAAGAATGTGTTAGAAGGTATGGAATGAAGAAGACAGATAAGGTTGGAGGGACTAGACAAGTAGTTCCTTCTGATTTACGATAATGTATAGAGGCCCTAATGGAGTTGGAAAAGGAGATAAACCTAGAGCTATAGGTATATCTCAAAAAGAATTTGCAAAACGTTGGGATGCAATATTTAACAAAAAAAAGAAAGAAGGAAAACAAAGTGGCAGAACTGAGTAAAGACAGTAAGTTTACATTTAGTATAGAAACTCTAATTACATTAGGAACAACATTAGTTATGATTGTTACGATGTGGTTTACTTTACAAGCGGATATACAAGAAGCAAAAGAATTACCTGAACCTCCAATAGGCAGAACTGAGTACGACTTAAAGGACCAGATGATTAGAAACACAATCATTGAAACTGAAAAAGATGTACAGGAAATTAAAGAAGAACAAAAAGAAATGCGTACAGATGTTAAAAACATTGAACGTATGTTGATGCAAAAGTGAGGTATAGAGATGAATTGGTTATATGGTTTTACATATTTGGTTGGTATTTGTTTATCATTATCGCCCTTATATGGTCAAAGTAGTTTAAAAGACTTACAACAGATTCAATTATTGAGTCAAGATGAATGTATAATAGTTCAAGTAAATGCAGACTGGAACTTTAAAGCTTCATTAGATTTAAATGGTTTAAATAATTGCGTATGGTTTAATGCGAGTATAGATAATAAAGAATACGGTGCAATTATTACAGATGAATGGAAGATAGTATCTGTTCCAACTATTATTATGTTTGAATATGGTAAAGAAGTAAAAAGGTTTGAAGCTGGATTAAGTTTCAATTTAGACAAAGATAAAATCATCAAGGAAATCAAAGATGAAATTGATGAAATACAATTAAGGAAGTTTCAATGATATATTTAGCAAGATGGTTTAAACAGATACTAGGTAGCCTAATATTGATTAGTACTTTAGCAGCACAAGACTTTTTTAAGTTTAGCACTATATATGGTGCATATAGCTTTAGTAGTCCTGTAACTAAAGAACTACAATATCAAGTGTCTGGTGGGCAATTACAAGAGTTACAAGAAGAACTAGATGACCATAGTATTATGACTTTTGGTATTAGAAAATTAGCAAGGTTTGGTTATGAAAATAAACCGGAAGTGTGGTATACTGGAGATGAAGCACCTATTAATGAAAGTGTTGCTATTGGTAACGTACCTACTGGATGGGAATATGTAATACAATATTCTGACCACAAAGAGTTTGAAGAAGAGTTTGTAAACGAACAATATATGTTACGTTATATGGGAAAGAGTTTTTTGGTAAAAGCCAACTACGATTCAAGGGGCTTAGAAGACGTAGAGTTCGCAGCCTTAGATATGCGTTACAAAAAAAATATAGGTAACTTAGCGTTATCACTAGGTGTAGCTGGTAGAATGCACCCTGCGTACCTAGACTTTAGACCTATTGATTTATGGTGGGCTGAACAAGGTATTGACACAGATGAATTTACACCCTTTTGGGATTTTGCTTATTTCTATGGCTATACAGATGAGTTTGTAGAACAATTTACACAATATGGATATAGCTACTTTGATTTTAAGTGGTATAATGCAGAAGGTGAACTTGTAGCAAACACAGATGACCAATTCTATAAACAAGTATACGGAGAGCTGGTTAAGCAATACAATGAAGAATATGCAAAAGACTTAGGGTATCAAAACGAACTAAGTTTATCGGTAGGTGCAGACTATTATAAGTATACACCAAAGAACTGGTTGCATATGTGGGTAACAACTTATCCAGTAACTAAAGGTATGTCTGACTATTCATTTAATTATGACGTAGTAGACAATGGTATGGACTATGACTTAGGTCTAGTTTATGGTTGGAAGCTAACTAAAAAGTTTGGAGTATTTTTAGAAGGTAGATTTTTGTCAATGTATGATGTTCAATCTTATGAATCTAAGGTTGGACTGAACTGGTTGATATACTAATGGCTAAGAAAAAAACAAAGAAAAAAAAGAAAGGCTTGTATGCAAACATACACGCTAAACGTAGAAGAATTAAAGCTGGTTCAAAAGAAAAAATGAGAAGACCTGGAAGCAAAGGTGCTCCTACAAACGCTAATTTTAAAAGAGCTAAGAAGACAGCTAAAAAAAGAAAGAAAAAGAAGTAGTGGCTAGAAAAAGAAAGAAAGCTATACGTAAGACTACTAAAGGTAAAAACGCTAACTATAGAAAAACTAAGTCTGGAGCAGGAATGACTGCTAAGGGAGTTAGAGCTTATAGGAAAGCAAACCCTGGAAGTAAATTAAAGACTGCTGTTACTGGTAAAGTTAAAAAGGGTAGCAAAGCAGCTAAAAGAAGAAAGTCTTATTGTGCAAGGTCTTTAGGACAACTAAAACGAAGCTCTGCTAAAACTAGAAACAATCCTAATTCTAGAATAAGGCAGGCGAGAAGGAGATGGAAATGCAGATAATATGTGATTGCGGGTGTGGAATATGCCTAAGTTAAATGTAGTAGCAAGTATTATTGACAAAGTAGCTGGTCATGTAGACAAGTTTACTTTAGATAAAGAAGAGAAAGCAAACTTAATCATGGAGATTAATAAGGCTCAAATAGAAGTTAATAAGATAGAAGCAGGTTCTTCTAGTTTATTTAAAAGTGGGTGGAGACCTTTCGTAGGATGGGTTTGTGCTTTTGCATTGTGTTATCACTTTGTATTACAACCTATGATGGCTTTTGGATTAACTGCAGCGGGATACAATATTGTATTACCTGAATTTGATATGACTACTTTGACTACGGTATTAATGGGACTTTTAGGTCTTGGAGGAATGCGTAGTTTTGAAAAAGTCAAAAGGTCTGCATAATGCCAAGAAAATCTTTACAGCTCAATGACTTTAGTAAGGGGCTTAACACTAAGTCCTCTCCTAGGGATATTTTACCTAACCAGGTATCAAAAGCAAATAATGTAAACTTACATAATCCGGGTTTAATATTATCTTCTTCTGTCTCAAGTGCTAAATCATCAGCCAATGTACCTGACACACAAACAGTTGCGGGGTATGGTGCATTTATGTTTAACAGTCAATACAATACAGACAACAGTGGAACCTTGGGAACTGCAGTTCAAGTATTCGCATTCCCAGAAAATAATGGCTCAGGAACAAGTACAAAGATTTTAACATACGCCAGAGAATTTGGTAATACTAGCACTCTTACTTTAACAGAAGATTCTAACGATGCTATTATTGACATGCAAACTGAAAACGGAGTATTACCAGTATACTATTACGTTGATGGTACTTTATTTGTATCAGATGAAAGCGTAGTAGATGAAGTTCCAGATTCACATGAAGAGCCAAGGCGTTTAGTATATGTAAATGAAACAGATAGATTTGGAACTAATATTAGTGGTTGGTTAGACACTACTATGCAAGTAGAAAAATTATCTACTAAATTTGAGGCTATAACGAAAGGAACTAGTTTTACTGACCCGGGAGCTGGAGAGTTTAGTATAAAATTACAGACAGACCCAACTTTAGATTCTCAATCATTTTTTAAAATTATTAAAAATACTGAAAGCACCAACTTCCTAGTAGTTACTGCAAATCCTAATGAAACAAACCCAGACCCTACTGCTGATATAAAATTAACAGATACATTAATTCATTTAAAACTAACAACTGCAGAAGATATGTCTTCTGTTTCTTTAAACTACGGTGATGATAGTGGTATAACAACTGGAGGAATAGCAAACCTTAAAGGAGAAATTATACATATTAACGGTGAAGCTATGAGAGTAAGAAGTACTGGTACTTTAGATTTGGCTTCAGGTGGAGATAAAAAAGTTCTACAACTTCTTGTAGATAGAGATGTGTTTGGAACTGGTGCTTTAGAGCACGCTAGCGGAGCAAACGTTGAAACAACTTTAGAAACCAGTATAAGCGTTACTGGCGGTGGATGGGAAGCAGGTTCTTATGAATTTTGTCACAGTATAGTAGACTTACAGGACAATGAAACATTACCTCAAACACCTA